GGCCGGGGAATTAGATGATACCATGAACGATACCACTAAGGCCGTTACCGGGCTTCAAGTGGCCTTGGCAGTTTGGGTAGAAATGATCGCCCCCAGCTTCCCGGCTTCCTCCCGCACCTTGGCCAGCCCATCACTTCCATTCCGTAGCACGGGTAAGAGGTCCACCCCAGCCTTGCCTAACACTTCTTGGGCCATGGCCGCCGCCTGGGTTTGATTCTTCATACCCTTAAAGGCATCGGCTATTTCCGGTAGGATATCTTCCACCCGCCGTAATTGCCCATCGGAATCCTTAATGGATATCCCCAGCCGTTGAAAGGCTAACGTAGCATCGGCATTCCCATCAGCCGCCGCCGCCATGTTCCGGGTCAGGGTTTTAATCCCAGCTTCCACGGACCCCATATCAGATCCGGCCCGTTCCGCCGCCAAGCCAAGGGTGGAAAGTGATTCCGTGCTGATCCCTGTTTTTTGGGCAATATCATCCAAGGCATCGGCAATTTTAATGCCCCCCGTGGCAAATTCTAATACCGCCTTAGTGGCATTCTTGGCATCCTTGGCAATTTCTTGAAAAGCTTTAGCTTGGAGAACCGCCAGCTTTTCGACTTCCTTCCCTACGCCTTTAATATTGTCGCTTACTTCATCAATGGCCTTGACGGTAAAGGAAAGATTTTGATTAGGCATTAGTCATCCCCGTACAGGCTGGCCAGGAAAGCCACCGTATGATTATGGTTTTTCTTCCCCAGGATTCGCTTAACGTCCTTATGTCGTTCCTTCACGGCTTCGGTCAAAATCATTTTCGTAATGACCAATTCCGGGTAATGCCATTGCATGATTTCATGCGGGGGCACCCGGTACGCTTTCCCGATCCGATGTATGAGCAATCGGTATTCCTTCGGGAGAAAAGGATAATTCAGCTACCGCCTTAGAGCCGAGGGAAAACGCTATGATTTCCGCTTGGAGGGCGTCACCATCCCCGCCCAAATCTTCCACTAGGATTTCATCCGGCCCGGCATTGACTAGCACCACTTTGGGCGATACCACGGCCAAGCAAATAAGCTTGTGCATAAACTGGCTGGCTTTGATAGGGTCAGCATTGATTTTTTCCTGAGTAGTGATATTCGGCTCAGGCAAAAAGCCAAATTCCGCCACCAATTCAATGCCTTTCACTTTCCGAATTTGCACCTTGGCCCCCGAAGGCAAGGTAATATCCTTCCGGCTCCGGGCCTTAAATTCACTGGCCAAAGTATAGCCGTTGGTTTCGCTCATCATTTCCCCCTCACGCTGAATTTGCAATCTTCCGCATGGTGCCCATAATAGCATCAACGGCCCGCCGTTCAAATTCCCCCAGGGAATTGAATAAGAATTTTTGGCCCGTGGTCCCGGGGTGGTTGACCTTTTTGGCAAATACGAAAAATTCCGTTTTGGATTTTTTTAAGGCTTTGCCGGTTAGGCGGCTAATGGTCCTCACAATCGCCCGGCCCCCGCCCCCTTTCCCGGTTTGCCATGCTAGGAATTTGGCCCGCCGGGGCCGTATTTCGTGGGGGGTGGTATCATCTTCCACCCATAAGGCAAACCGCTTGCCTTCTTTGGTTTGGGCAATATTTTCCACAATGAAATTTAATGGCCCCAAGGCCCGGAACCCAGCCGCCCAGCCTTTGCGAAGGGTGCCCCGGCCCACTACCCCCGGCCCGGCCTTCGCTATCGGGGTGCGGTTGATTAACCCCGGCAACCCTTCGGCCAGCCCCCGGCCAAGGGCTTTGTGGTAAACATCAATATTGGCCGCCTCTTGAAGCTGTTTCCGTATGCGGGCTAGGTCAGCCTTGTTAATCGTAAGCCGCAAGCTATACGGCATGGATGGTTAAGCGGCACTTTCGCCATTCACTACGGTTACTTTGAAGGCATCAGCCGCCCCGGTTTCATCATAAATAGCCTGATAAGGAATGGTCAACGGCACCAATCCAGGCCCGGATACCGTGGGAACATCACCCATCAGGACACATCGGGGCATATCAATGGTGAATTTGTAATTGCCCGCCCCCAGGACCGGCCCCGTATAATCCAATTGAATGGCCACTTCCGTACCCGCTACCCATTTATCATATAGGGCGGCAATATCGGCGGTTTCAAAATCCTTGGAAATACTCCCGGTCACGGTCCGAAAATCGTTAGCCGCCGGTTCCTTAGTCAACCGCCCGCCGAATTTATGGCGTTCCGCCGTCAAGCCATTATTCAATGTCACTTCAAAGCCCTGGGCATCCGTGGCTACCGTGGCAATTTTTAGAATCCCCTGGTGAAAGGGTATTAACCGTTCCGTGGGATAGGTAGCGGCTCCCGCCGTCACCTTTTCCTCATCTTCCCCTAAAATCCCTAGGGCCAATTTCAAGGTATCGGCTACCTCTTGGGAAAGGGTCAATTCGTTAATTTTGCATCCATGATACCGCCATCCCTGCAAATCCCGGCCCAATTCAAACGTGAGGCCCGTAGGCAGGGCCGCATTGGCCACAAGGGTAAAGGTATGGGTCCAACGGGTAGCGGCTTCGGTTTCCACTGTGGCCACACTTCCCAAGGCGTGTTTCAACAATTTTAGCATTCCTTCATACATGGCTTCAATTTCCACGGACCCGCCCACGGTTTTGATAGATTGGAAAAAGCCCCGTTGGGTAGCCCCTCGCATGGAGGGTTTAATAATCGGCTCATCCGTAAGCTTCAAGCTTTCGGAAAGTATTTCGTTCCATTTTGAGGAAGCTACGGGGGTGCCATAAGTGGATTCTTCCCCGTATCCCAATGTCGTTTTGAATCCTTTTGCTGGCATGGCTATTTACCCCCTTTGATTTTTTTGGGTTCCGTCACGGCTTCCCAATCATCCGGCAAATTCTTTAAGAGCCGATCCGCCAAAGAATCGGGAAGGGTCACGGTTTCCCCCCGCTTAAAATTCCAAGAAGCCCCGGCATCGTCAACGGACCCTTCCGGCAATGATCCCTTATATTTCATCAGCATTATGTCCGTGCCCCCTTTTGAAAAAGCTTCACCGCTTGCAATACGATTATACAGCCATACGTTTTTTCGCCTATCCCCTCCCATCGGTCCGTAAAGATATTGAAATATTCCACGGTATTGGCTAATTGCATATCGGCCTCTAGGACATTACAAATATCATCCTTCATTTTTAAGGCCCCTCGCACTTGGGAAAGACTGGTGGGCACTTCGGTATCCTTGCATACGCAATGCAATTCCACGGCTAGGTTACAGGTTCGCCGGTTTTGGAAGCTTCGCCATTCCTCCGGGTCACGGGTGGGCCGAATGAGAATAAAGGGGGTTTCCCCGGTCAAGGCCCGGTCATCATCCCCCTGGTATACCGATTTGACATAAGAAAGGGTTGTGGCCTGGGCGGCTACAATTTTGGCAACTACGGCATCAAAGATATCCGTGGTAATGCTCACCGTGGGGGGCATGACTTATATCCGCTTAATTCGGAGGGTTTCCAATTGTTCTTTAATATGGGTAGGCCAGGAAGTAAGAGTAATGGTTTGTTGGACCCCATCCCCTGTGGTAAAGGTTTTTGTTTTCTCCAGGGCCAGGATACCCGCCATTTCCGTGGCAATCATTTCAATAAAAGGGGGCGTAGGGTCTACGCCAAAATCTCCGGCCACTTCAATTTTGTTTCTGCGGGTATCCCAAAATCCGGCCACCCGTTTAATGTATTCCGGGTATAGTTCGTAATCCGTTTCCACTACCAGGGTCACGCCATCTTCTTTAAGGGAAGATAGGGAAATGATGGGAAAGTATTTGCCCGGTAAAAAAAGATTGGTTTGTCGTTCCGCTTTTGCCTGGGTTTTAATCGGGGTGCCCGCATTGACCGTGATTTTTTGCCAAAAGCGGCCCGTTACGTCATCCAGATAGGAGGTCACATAGGGAATGATTTGGGTAATCTTGGCATTCTGATTGGTGCCACCAATGGAATGGTACGCCTTAACTTTGTCTAACGTGGTGTAATCGGCCATAAAAGAAAAGGGGGCCCAGGTGGTTTAGACCCGGGCCCCCTTGCTCATGTCCTTATTTCCTTTTGCCTTTCTTGCCTTCCGGTTTGGTTATGGCCTTGTGTTCCTGGGGGGCTTCCACCGCCGCCGTTTCAGGTTTCGG